GGGGGACCCATGCACCAGCCCACACACCACACACCCCAACCACCCCGGCCCCCGCGCCTCACCGAACGCCGCGGCTTCCGCTACGGCTGCCTCCCCGCCCTCATCATCACCTGGGTCCTCATCGTCATCAGCATCTTCACCGGCGGCGACGACGAACCCGACGCGAAGCCCGACGCGAAAGCGCCGGCCGCCAGCAGCCCCGCCCGCAAAGCGGACGACGCGAAAGCCGAGCCGTCAGGCGGACTCAGCAAGCGGGAGATCACGAAGCTGAGCGTCGACATGGTGTGGGGCAACTACACCGAGGCCGAGCGCGACGTGGCCTGCCTCGGGATCGATGCGTACGGCAAGGAGTGGTACGCGGACCAGATGAAGAGCGAGAACATTGACCCGGACTACGCGGCTGAGCTTCTGGAAAGCAAGTGCGCGAACCGGTGACCCGTTCACCGATGTTGGATTTCGAGTCCGCAGATGTTGAATTCTGAGGCGGTTTTCCCCTAGGGTCGTCGGTAAGTCCGGCGTGCCCGGACACCACAGGCTCGTAACCAGATTGATTCGCGCCCTCCGGGGCGTATGAGGAGGCCCGCCAGCGTGCGGGCCTCCGCCATGTCCAGGGGGTGATCCCGTGGGCGCACCCAAGGGCAAGAGAGTCACCGACGCGGACCGCGAAGCCGTCCGCCGCATGCACGCCGAAGGCAAAGGCCGCAACGACATCGCCACCGCCCTCGGCCGCTCCGGACGCACGATCAGCGAGATCGCCAAGAGCCTCGGCCTGTCCTTCGCCCGCGCCGCGCAAGTCCGGCAGGCCACCGAGATCCGGCAGGCCGACCTCGCCGACCGCCGCGCCGCCCTCGCCCAACGCCTCCAGGAAGTGGCTGAGCGCGAGCTGGAGAAGGTCAACAAGCCCCACGTCTACTTCGACTGGGGCGGCAAAGATCATGATTTCGACACCTACGAGGCCCCGGAGCCGACCCCGTCCGACAAGCGGGCACTCCTGGGCGTCGTCGCCACGGCCGTGGACCGGTCGCTGAAGCTCGCCCCGCCGGAGCAGGACGCCGAGGGCCTGGCCGCGGTCGACGCCTGGCTGAAGGGGATGATGGGCGGCAGCTGAGGGGGCGGGCATGTACGACGCCCTCGTGGGCAAGCAGCTCCGCTCCACTCAGCTCGCGACCGCGCGCGGGAACCTGTGGGAAGGCGCAGTCCGCTCCTCGAAGACGATCAGCTCGATCATGGTGTGGCTGCGGTACATCCGCACCGGCCCCCCGGGCGCGCTCCTCATGGTCGGCAAGACGGAGCGCACCCTGAAGCGGAACATCATCGACGTCATCGTCGCGATGGTCGGCGTGAAGCGCTGCAAGTACAAGGCCGGCGTGGGCGAAGTCGTCATCTTCGGCCGGACGATCTACGTGGCCGGCGCGAACGACGAGCGGGCCGCCGACAAGATCAAGGGCCTCACCTTGGCCGGGGCGTACTGCGACGAGGTCACGACCTTCCCCGAGAGCTTCTTCTCGATGCTCGGCACCCGCCTCAGCGTCGAGGGGGCGCAGTGGTTCGGCACCACCAACCCCGAGGGGCCGAACCACTGGCTGAAGAAGAAGTTCCTCGACCGGGCGCGCCTGCACGTCCGGCGTGACGGCAGCGAGGTCACCTCCGCCGACCCGAAGGCCCTCGACCTCCACCGCTTCAGCTTCAGCCTGCACGACAACCCGTACCTGCCGCCGGCCTACGTCGCCAACCTCAAGATCGAGTACCAGGGGCTCTTCTACCGGCGGTTCGTCCTCGGCGAATGGTGCCTGGCCGAGGGCGTCGTCTACGACATGTTCGACGACGCGAAGCACGTGGTCGACGTCGTCCCGGACGTCCGGCACTGGATGTGCGTGGGCCTGGACTACGGCACGATCAACCCGTTCTCCGCGGTCCTGGTCGGCATCGGTACGGACGACCGGCTGTACGTCGCCTCCGAGTACCGGCATGACTCCCGGGTCGAGCGCCGGCAGTTGACGGATGCGCAGTACAGCGTGGGCGTCCGGAAGTGGCTGGGCGAGTACCGGCACCGGGGCCAGGTCGGCGTTCAGCCGCAGTGGATCTTTGTGGACCCGAGCGCCGCGAGCTTCATGACGCAGCTCTGGGCGGACGGCGTTCAGGGCGTGGCCAGGGCCAACAACGAGGTCAAGGACGGCATCCGCTCGGTGAGCGTGGCGCTCGGCTCTGACCTCCTCTACGTCCACCGCTCCTGCGCCGGACTCCTCGAGGAACTCCCCGCCTACGCCTGGGATGAGAAAGCGGCGAAGGCTGGCGAGGACGCCCCGCTGAAGGTCGACGACCACTCCGTGGACGCCCTCCGGTACGCCCTGCATTCGACCGCGCACGAGTGGCGGCACATGGTCCGAGCCAGCCTGGAGGTAGCAGCGTGATCGCGTGGTGGTCCTGGCTGCTCACCGCAGTTGGCGTGACTGGTCTGTACTTCGCCGGCAGGAAGCGGGCCCTCGGCTGGGGCATCGGGCTGGGCGCGCAAGGCCTCTGGGTTGCCTACGCCCTGACGACCCGGCAGTACGGCTTCCTGGCGTCCGCCGCTGCCTACGGCTGGGTCTACGCACGGAACTTCCGCGCCTGGCGCAGCGAGAGAGGGGGCGAAGCGGATGCCGCTCCCTGACCAGAAGAACATGCCGTGGCCGCCCATCGACCCGGTCATCCGCTCTGACATGGAGGACTGGTCCGCGTGGTTCTCCGCGAACCCGGACCGGCTCGCGTACCGGTACCTGAACCGGCACCGTGACAACGGCCGCTACGGGGCGCCCGCCAACCGGCCGTCGACCTACCGCGGTGGCCTCGTCGGCACGATCGCCCGCTGGTTCTGGGGCGAGCCCACCCCCCTCGGCGAGAAGCGCACCGGGCTGCACATGCCGCTCGCGAAGGACATCGCCCGCACGTCCGCAGACCTGCTGTACTCCGAGCCGCCCACCCTCAAGGCCACGAACTCCAAGACGCAGGCCCGCCTTGAAGCGCTGATGGACGCCGGGATGAAGCGCACCCTGATCGGCGCCGGAGAGACCGCCGCCGCCCTCGGGGGCGCCTACCTGCGCGTCGTCTGGGACGACGACATCAGCGACCGGCCATGGATCTCCAAGGTCGACGCGGACGGCGCCGCACCCGAGTTCGCGTACGGCGACCGCCTGCGTGCGGTCACGTTCTGGACGGTCCTCGCCGTCGACGGCCAGCGCGTCATCCGGCACCTCGAACGGCACGAACCGGGCGTCATCATGCACGGCGTGTACGAGGGCACCGAGCAGGTCCTCGGCAAGCAGATCGACCTCAAGGCCTTCCCGCAGACGGCGAAGCTCCTGCCGGTCCGGAAGCTCCCCATCGGCCGGAAGCTCGCGGCCGAGTACATCCCGAACACCATGACCGCGCCGGACTGGCGGGACTTGCCTGGCGCGGCCGGCCTCGGCGCCTCCGACTACCAGGGAGCCGAGGGCTTCCTGTCGGCGATCGACGAGACGTACACGTCGCTGATGAGGGACATCCGCCTCGCCAGGTCCCGGATCATCGTCCCCCAGGGGTACCTCCTCAACAACGGGCCGGGCTCCGGCGCGACGTGGGAGGACCGCGAGGTCTACGCCCCCATGAACGTGCCGCCCACGTCGGACCAGCAGATCACGCTGAACCAGTTCGTGATCCGCTACCAGGAGCACCTGTCGACGGCCTCGGACCTGATCCAGAAGGTCATCAGGAACGCGGGCTACAGCGGGAACACCTTCGGGGACGACAGCTCGGGGCCGGCGGTCACGGCGACGGAGATCAAGGCCCGTACGGCCCGCTCGATGTCCACCCGGCTCCGCAAGTCCGAGGCCGCGGCCGTCGGCATCGCGGGCGCCGCCGAGACGATCCTCATGCTCGAAGCATCCGGCATGTTCCCCGGCATCCGGGGCGTCGAGGTGGAGCGGCCAGAGGTCGTCTTCCAGGACTCCGTCCAGGAGGACATCAAGACCCTCGCCGAGACCGCCGCGCTCATGCGGCAGGCCGAGGCCGCGTCCGTCGAGACGATGGTCGCCCTGCTGCACCCGGACTGGGGGCAGCGCGAGCAGGAGGCAGAGGTCGACCGGATCCTGAAGCAGTCCGGGCGCCTGGTCGAGGACCCGCTGACGCTGGGCGCGGACCGGCCGATGCCCGGCACGCCGACGCCGGAGTCGGGCGAGGGCCAGGGCGAAGAGGCCGAGGCGGTCGCCGCGGAGTAGCGGGGGTGCGGCATGGCAGTCAGCCCCGACCTGGCGGAGGACCTGGCGGCCGCTGTCGCCCAACTCTACGAGCAGGCCGAACTCGCCCTCGTCGAGAAGATCACCAAGGCCCTGGCCGACGGGCTCGACTCCCCGATGTGGGCAGAGCTGAAGCTCGCGTCGCTCGGCAACCTCCAGGCGGCCATCCTGGAGGTCATTACGGCTCTCCAGGCGGACGCCTCGGGGGCGATCCACGAGGCCGTCAGCGAGGCCTACCAGCGGGGGCAGCAGGCCGCGATCCTGGAGCTCGGCGCGGTCGCTACCGGGCCCGCCCTGGCCGCGGCTGAGGCGCTGCCCTCGGCGCCGGCCGTGGACCGGCTGGCGGCGGCGCTGGTGCGGGAGACCGGCCCGGTGCATCTGCGGATCCTCCGGGCCAGCATGGACGTCTACCGGCAGGTCATCGCGGAGGCGTCGTCAGCCCCGCTGTTGGGGGCGACGACCCGGCGTGAGGCTGCGGGCCGGGCGCTGGCCCGGTTCGCGGACAAGGGCGTCACAGGGTTCGTGGACCGCGCTGGCCGCGCGTGGAACATGGCGTCGTACGTGGAGATGGCCACACGGTCGGCTACGGGCCGGGCCGCCGTCGAGGCGCACACCGACCGCCTCGCCGCCGCCGGTATCGAGCTGGTGGTGGTGTCTGACGCTCCGGAAGAGTGCCCGCGCTGCAAGCCCTGGGAGGGCAAGATTCTGGCGCGCACCGGCCCCTCCGGAGCACGTGACGTCGAGGTAGAGCACGCGACCGAGGACGACCGGATGGTCACTGTGAAGGTGGCCGGGACTCTTGAGGAGGCACGCAGTTCGGGTCTGATGCACCCGAACTGCCGATTACCGACACTCCGTGTCGATCTACCTCCCCGGTCTGACCCGCCCTGCCGGTCCGAAGCCGGAGCGGACGCGGGCGACGTACGAGCAGTCGCAGCAGCAGCGGTACTACGAGCGGCAGGCCCGTGCGTGGAAGCGCCGGGCGGCCGCGGCGGTCGATGAGGAGCAGCGGAAGCGGGCGAACGCGCGCGTGCGCGGCTACCAGGGCCGGATCCGCGAGCTGGTCGAAGAGACCGGTCTGCCCCGCAAGAGCCACCGCGAGCAGATCGACGTGCCCGCGAAGCCCGCGACCGACGAGCAGCCCGCGACTCCAGCGCGCCGCGCAGTGCGCTGACGCAGACTTCCGGCCGCCGCACGGCAGGCCGGGCAACCCGAAACGGGAGAAACACCATGCGGAAGAACACCCTGCCCCGCCACGCCCTCGCAGGCACAGGCTGGGCGCACCCCTACGGCCACGGCCCTTTCTCGCCGGTCCTCTACGCGGATGGCGGCGAAGGGGACGGCGGCGGCTCCGGATCCGGCGCGCAGGGCGGCGACGGTGACGGCGGCCAAGGCGGCACCGGGAGCACGGGCACGCAGGGCGGCGACGGCGGCCAGCAGTCTGCGAAGGACACCAGCCAGGCCGGAAGCGACGGCGGCTCCGACTGGAAGGCGCACGCCCGAGAGTGGGAGAAGCGAGCCAAGGCCAACGCGAAGGCCGCCGAGGAAGGCGCCAAGGCCCTCGAGGAGCTGGAGAAGCTCAAGCAGCAGAGCATGACGGAGCAGGAGAAGGCCGTCGCTGCGGCTGAGAGGGCAGGCCGCACGGCCGCCGAGCAGGCCGCCGCGGCCGAGATCGAGAAGCGCGACGCGCGGCTCCGCGAGCTGACCGTCCGCGACGCCGTCCGCGACCGTGCCGAGAAGCAGGGCGCGAAGGCGGCAGCGCTCCTCGACTCCGTCTCCTTCCGGCAGAAGATCGCCGACCTCGACCCGACGGCGAAGACCTTCGCCGCGAACCTCGACGACGCGATCAAGGCGGCCGTCACCGACAACCCGTCCTTCGCCGCTCAGGGCGCCGGCCAGTCCGGCGCCGACCTGTCCAGCGGGACCGGCGAGACCGGCGCTCGACAGCGCCCCACATCACTCAGCGCCGCAGTACGCGGCACCTTCAACACGTAAGAGGAGGACCCCGTGCCCGTCACTCTCGCTCAGGCGCAGGTCAACACTCAGGCGGACGTCGACTACGCGGTCATCGACAACCTGCGCCGGTACAGCTGGCTGCTGGATCAGATCGCGTTCGACGACACTGTCACCCCGGGCACGGGCGGCGCGTCGCTGACGTACGGCTACACCCGGCTCACCGCCGCGCGCACCGCAGCGTTCCGTGAGATCAACCAGGAGTACACGGCCGCGAAGGCCACCCGGCAGCGGTACACCGTCGAACTCAAGCCCCTCGGTGGCGCGTTCACCGTCGACCGGGTGCTGTCCAACCTGGGCGCGGCGGCGACCAACGAGGTCACCTTCCAGATGCAGCAGCTCCTCACCGGAGTGCGCACGCGCTTCCAGGACGAGCTGATCAACGGCGACACCGCAGTCGACGCCGCCGGATTCGACGGGCTCGACAAGTCCCTCACCGGGCAGGCCACCGAGTACGTGCCGCTCACCGAGGACGTCGCGGCCGGCGTTCTGGACTGGACCCGCGGCACGATCGACACCCAGGCCGAGGCGATGGCGCAGCTCGACATCATCGACGACTTCCTGTCGCGGATCGTGCCGTCCCACACCGGCGGCGGGGACGCCGGCGCCGCGGGCGCTCTGCCGCCCGGCGTGAAGGCGATCCTCGGCAACACCCGGAGCATCACGCGCATGCGGGCACTCGCCCGGTGGGCCGGGATCTACACCCAGACCAAGGACGACCTGGGGCGTCAGATCGAGATGTACGGGCCGTGGGTCCTCCAGGACCTGGGTGACAACGCCACCGGTTCGGCGCCGATCATCCCGGTGGAGACGCGTACGCACGGCGGGTCTGCGGGTTCGGGCACGTCCACCAACCTCACCGACCTGTACGCGGCCTCGTTCGGCCTCGACGCGCTGCACGGCGCCAGCCCGGCCGGGCAGCCGCTCATGCAGACGTTCATGCCGGACTTCTCGCAGCCCGGAGCGGTCAAGTCCGGCGAGATCGAGATGGGCCCGGTCGCCCTGGTGCTCAGGAACGTCAAGGCGTGCGGCGTGCTCCGGAACGTGAAGGTGGCCTGATGCGGTACCAGATCACCGCGCCCACGCCGGGGTTCTCCGGGGAGTCGTGCGGCGTCCAGTTCCGGCAGGGCGCCGCCGAGACGGACGACGGGACGAAGGAGCGTAGGGCGGCGCTCGAGTACTTCCGGCGCCGCGGCTACACGGTCGCCGCGATCGTCGAGGCCGAGCCGGAGGAGCCCGAGCCGTCCGGCCGCGCCCCAGAGAAGCCGGCCGAGTTCGACCCGGCGGCTCATGGCGCGGACGAGGTCGTCGCCTACCTCGACTCGCTCGGTACGGACGACTCCGACGCCGTCGCCGAGTTCGACCGTGTCATCGCCGCCGAGCGCGGCGGCAAGGCCCGCAAGACCATCCTGACCCGCGCCCGCGAGGCCAGCCCGCAGCAGGGAGAGCAGAAGTGACCGTTCACGGCCGGTACACCGGCATCCTCCGAGACGACCTCGCAGCCGTCCTCGACGAGCAGGCCCAGGACTACCCCGGCGTGGATTTCTCCGCCGGCCTGCACCGCACCAACCTGGCCCGCCGCGAGATCTCCACGGACACGGACCCGCTCACCACCCAGGTGATGCTGTCCGTCGCCCTGTTCCTGCGCGCCGGAGACGTCGTCACCAACCTCAGCTTCAAGAGCGGGGCGACGGCGGCGGACACCCCCACCAACTGGTGGTTCGCCCTGTACGACACCGCGGGCGCGAGGCTGGCGCAGACCGCGGACCAGCTGACCGCGGCGTGGGGGGCGAACACGCTCAAGACCCTCGCCCTGTCGGCGCCGCAGACCATCGAGAAGACCGGCATCCACTACGCGGGGATCATGGTCAAGGCCACCGACCTGCCCAGCCTGCTCGGGAAGAGCGTCGCCCTGGCCGGCGCCAGCGCCGCCTGGTTCTCCGGGGAGTCGATCCTCGCGCAGACCTCCGGCAGCTCCCTGACCACCACGGCGCCGACCACGATCGCGACGCCCACGGCGATCGCCACCGTGCCGCGCGTCGTCGCGACCTGATCGGGGGCGGGCATGGCTCTCTCTGGCACTCTCCTCGCCGTGTCGGCGCATGCGGAGCTGACGCAGGCGCTCGACCTGGGCACCGGCAAGGCAGCGCAGACGCTGTCACGGAAGATGGCGCTCGCCTCCGGCACGGGTGCGGGCAAGGCCGACAAGGTGTTCAGCGACCGGCGCACGATCGCCGCGTCGTCGTCGGAGGACCTCGACCTGGCCGGGGTGCTCCTCGACGCTTTCGGGGCGGCGATCACCTTCGCCCGGATCAAGGGCCTGATCGTCGCGGCGGCCGCAGGAAACACGAACTCGGTCGTGGTCGGGGCTGCGGCGGAGACCCCGTGGGCGACGCTGCTCAGCTCGACGGGCACTGTCACCCTGCGGCCGGGTGCGTTCGTTGCGGTCGGTACCGGGGCGGCGGACGCGCCGATGATGTGGATGTCGTACGT